CGAGAAGGAATGGAGATGCTGCTACTGCAGCGATTGTTGATTTGATTGACATGATTGTTTGTAAGTGTCTCGCAAGAAAAAAATCCTGCGGATGATAGACCCCCCGACAGGGATCTTTTATACATCTTCGCAGGGTACGATTCTTTCGGGCCTGACTTAGTTGTAATATTTATTTATATTACCATGATCTATGTTAGGGGTCAAGCACCTATGTGACAGTTTTGGACTCGTCACATACTGTAGCCCAATCAGCAGCAAACAGTGCTAATCCTTTCTCAGTTAAGATATGGTTGTACATTCCCCAGAAAATATCAGGTGGTATAGTACAGATATTAGCACCGTATGAAAAGGCAGTGCTTACCTGTCTTACTCCTCTTATAGAGGCAGCTAGCACCTCAGTCTCAAATACATTCTGCTTTGCAAATACATTATGAATGTCCTTAACAAGGCACAGACCACCAAATGAGTTATCATCCACACGTCCTACGAATGGTGACACATACTTAGCACCTGCTTTAGCAGCAAGAATCGCTTGTGATGGTGAGAATATAAGAGTAACGTTAACCTTTACACCTGAAGACTTAAGTTGTTTACACACCCATAATCCTTCTGGAGTACAAGGAACTTTAATAGTTGCCCTATCCTCAAACTTATTAGCAAGTCGTCTGCCCTCCCAGAGCATCATCTCATCGTCACCAACAACTTCCATACTGATGTCTCTGACACCCATATCGATTAGCTCTTGGTACACATCTTCTGGATTCCTACCACTCTTTCTTATGAGTGTAGGGTTGGTTGTTACACCATCTATCAATCCAGTTTCAAATGCTGATCGTATAACTTCTACGTCAGCTGAATCTATAAACAGTTTCATGTTAGTCGTCGTATATTAAGCACTCAGGCTCGTCTGGATGCTGGTCACAGAAGAGTTCTATAGTATTGGGATCGTGATGATCACCTGCACTTATCTCTTCTTTATGGTGCTCTACGTACTCTTCAAGGTCATGTAATTCTTCCTTGAGGTGACGACGAGCAGCAGGGTTTAGTTGTGGATCGTCAAGGAGTTCTTTATCCTTTTCGATATGGTGTTCAATGGTATCCATATAAGGGTTCCTCTCTACCTAATTATTTAGATTGTTCTACGTCATATTCTATCACAATCTTACTACTTGAGCGATGTACAGAGTTCAATGTTTCGTACTGATGACATGTACCACCCAAATCTTCAGCAATCTTGTGCAATTCTTCGATCAATTCCTCCTTAGATGGCTTGATCATGCCTTTAATGAAAGGACTATCACCTTGAGGTCTATAGATCATGTGAAGTCATCCAGAGTAAAGAGACTGACCAATTCAAGGTCGGCATCAGTGAATGGATCTTCACCATTCTCTCTTCTATCTACGATACATACTACCTTATTGACCACGTAACCTGCGTCACGTAGTACTTTCACTGCCTTAACTGCACTACCACCTGTAGTCACGACATCCTCAAGGAGTGTCACCACTGTTCCAGTAGGTAGCAGCGGTCCCTCAATCATTGACTGAGTACCGTAACCCTTAGGTTCCTTACGTACTATAAGAGCATCAACATGTGATGATGTGATGGAGACACCAGTTGCTAGTGGGTCACCACCTAAGGTCACACCTGCTACAGCATCACCCTCGCAGTGAATCAGCATTGCAGGTGCTATAAGTTTAATACCCTCATTACTGAGAGCAACAGGTTTACAATTAATGTAGTGCATACTTGTTGCACCACTTGAGAGAATTATGTCTCCGTATCGGTATTGTTCTCCGAGGAGTTCTCTAAGTCTATCGGTTCCAGTGGCCATTCTATAATAATTCTATGTGTACGTTCACCCTTCATGTTAAGGGTTCCTTGTTCATGACTCGTCCAGAGTCCCATACCCTCTCCTAATTTCACGGAGTTGCTCAAAGTCTTTCTGCTTAGTTCCTCCATCATACTCCCATGCATAACCTTCAGTAATCATTTGTTCGTTAAGCGACAAAACGCTGTCCCCGATATAAAGCCACCCAAGTAGGCGACCGTACTTCCCGACACCACCAACAAGTTCAGTCCTAATAGTAAGCTCGTCGTCACCAGCAATGGTGGTATCCAATTTCTCTTTGAGCCAGTTGGTTGCGTCGATTCCAAGTGCTTTCTCCTCTAAATTACGTGTACGTTTCTCAGGTGTGTCCACCCCAGCTATTCTAACACGTTCTTTCTTATAAAGGTCAAACCCTAGGTCAATTGTAACATCTATAGTGTCACCATCGAGTACCTTATCAATCGTTACTACTCGAAAGTTGTAGCAGCTCTTCCTGCTCGGTGGTATCATCGCTCCCATTTGGCCAAAATATATCGTACATCATTATGTAGTAGATGCAAATTCCTACACCTACTAATAATATGGCGAGCATAATGTTAATTGACCAGACTATATCACTGGACATGGATAACACCCTTCATACCAGCACCAGCGTGGGGTTCACACTGAAACTCATACTCACCTGCATCGGTGAAGGTGACTGGGAACTGTTCTCCACTCATAAATGCTAAGTCTGGATGACTTAACTCTTCATGCTCTAAGAAAACTATGTTATGTGGTGGTAGGTCTCCATTAATAAAGGTGACTGTATCTCCTGCGGAGACCGTCACCTCGTTTGGTTCAAAGACTAAGTTGCCTCCTGAACCCATCTGAATCTCAGCAGCGTATGCTTGTGCTGCTAATGTCATTGATAGGAATAGTGATGTAATCATCACTGTTAATCTACTCATCCACCACATAATTTCATGCTTATGTTTAGTTAATGTAGTCATTATATCACTCCTTCATACAAGAGTCAATAAAATGAGGATGCCCCTCTAATTCAGGAACATCCTCTTTGGATTGCTGTATTGCTTCGTATGCATCTGCTGCATACTCACAAATTTCGTGTCTAATTTTTAGGCTATCGTGATAACCGATGGTATAGTGGGACATGATCTTTCAACTCCACGTTACATACGATATTTATAGCACAGACTGGGTATTTCTGCTTAGAAATGTGTGGACTTGGCTACACAGTTAGGATGTCAAATTACTTTCTTCGATTGCCTCCTTGATTACAGTCTTCAACTGTCTTAACTTCTTCTTACCTAGACCAGCACGTGTGTCTATCTTTACCTTCAACCAATACACAAAGGCAAGCACCAGTATGAACTGAATACCTTCACCCCATGAGAGATTCCATGCTTCATTCAGATCAAGAGTTGCTGCTGCTAATAAGTTAATCATAATAGTATTGCTCCAATAACAAATCCCTTAGCAAATGAGATGACAACTACTTGATAGTCTGTCCATCCAAATTTGTCTTGGCATTTTTTAATGACTGCCTTGTCCCACTCAACAACCTTGTCGAATGCACACTTAATCTTTTCCATTTAATTTGTCCAGAAATTGTCTGCGTTGTTCCCAAGTGGTGCCACTAGTAGAACCCCTACATGGATTTATACATCTTTCATCGTCCACATCATTACATAGTAGTCCTGCAAGATCATGTGGACATCCTGGTTTACCTGTTGCCCAATAAAGTTGACCAGCCAACCACCTAGCATCACAAGCTGGACACTGCTTAATTAAATTCTCTTCTGGGATATCCAAATACATTGACCGTCTCCTTTGTCCTCCGAGTATACTAGCATATTATCTTCATGTCTAGTATAAGTTCTCAACGTTATATTACCTGCAACAATTAACCTATGACCTGTTGGTTGATCAACACCATGTACTCTCCATGGTGGCCATGCCATTATATCTCCACTCTTCTGTTCACCTGGATATATCTTATTGTCATCATCATCTATAAAGTAAAGGCATTTCTCTGGTGATGCATCTATTATATGTGTAAAGGATATAATCTCAGCACCAGTGAAGTGTGCATGAAGTGGATGTGAATCAGTGTCACTACCATACTTCTGCATCCATATATTAAAATCAAATGTAGATCTCTTATACATCCCAAGATCCTCCATCATATTCTGCATCACCTTCCCATAGAAAGGAAGTAATAGATCACTAAAATCTGTGGGAGAATGATATGAACTATAGAATCTCTTCTCATCAGTGTGATCTAGTTCAATCCTACTGAGCATCTCATCATGGAGATGCTTAGGGATCTCTCTATTATCATTCCAAATAAACATAAAAACCTACACGAGAAAAAATCCCCCGAATTTTTTTTCCGACTTTTCTGGGACCAGAAAGTGGAATCACCTCAGGATACAACCCTTCCTATTATTTGAGAGGGGTAGTCTATCAATACCATAGCATCATCAGCCACCTCTTGAGGTACAACGACACAGTATCCAATACCCATATTAAATACTCTCTTCATCTCCTCCTCTGGTACCTCACCAGCAAGCATAAGCTTACTGAAGATAGGTGGTAGTGGGTATGAATTCCAATCGATATGTGCTTTCAATCCTTCAGGTAGACACCTTGATACATTCTCAACCAGTCCACCACCTGTGATGTGTGCCATACCTAGTACAGGTACCTCATCTAACAAACGTTTGACAGTAGATGCATAGATCCTAGTGGGTTCAAGTAACTCTTTTCCTATACCTTCTCCTATATGACCGTCTCTATAGGAGATCTTATGTCTCCATAACATATCATTTACTAGACTGTACCCATTACTATGCAGTCCACTACTTGCTATACCTATGATGGCATCACCTTCCTTGATAATACTACCATCAATATAATCAAACTCTTCTACTATACCTGTACAGAATCCTGCTAGATCAATGTCAGTAGGACTTGAAGGTGGTGGTGCAGTTCTAGGATGCTCTGCTGTCTCTCCACCTAATAGTTGCAGGTCTGCCATCCAGCATCCCTTTATGATACCTTCCATTATCTGATCTACAACAGGAGATAACTTACCAGTAGAAATATAATCTAAAAAGTATAATGGTTTAGCCCCACATGTAATCACATCGTTGACACACATGGCAACGAGATCAATACCTATGGTTGTCCAGTCACCAGAGACCTGACACATATTAATCTTAGTGCCTACACCATCAGCACCAGATACCAGTATTGGTTTCTCGTACCCTTCAGGTATCTTATACAAACCACTGAACCCACCGATAGCAGGTGCTTTCTCTTTTAGTCTTTCCACAAAAGCATTACCTGCTTCGATGTCTACACCTGAATCTTTATAGTTCATTACGCATGTATCTCGCAACTTGATTCTGGATCCCAACAGTTAGGACACTCCAACTCTGTACCATAACTATGCAGCTTGTGAAGTACCTTATCATATTTCTCTGCCAGCAATGGATCTTGTGCACTGATCATACTCCTATAGTATTCACATGCATGAACGATGCGTCTAACATCACCTTCTCTAAACTGAATCATTTTGGTAACTCTCCTCCTTCATGTAAATCTTTTATAGGAAATGTAATCATCTTCTCCCAAGGAGAAAGATTATCAAAGAGAACTGCTGCATTAGTACCACTAATTCTCTGTACAAATCCAACGTACCCTCTGTAGATAGATCTTTCATCTATCACTGTAACCGTAGTGCCTGGTAAAATCATACACTTATAACCTGAGTGACTTCTGGCCAAACTTCTTGTATCTTACGTTCAATTCCCATCGTTAATGTCTGAGCACTCATAGCACATCCTGCACAAGCACCTAACATTCTTACCATAACAATAGGACCATCCTTAAGATAATCTATAGCAACAAACTCAAGATACCCTCCATCTGATTCAATGTAAGGACGGAGTTCATCTAAGACATCATTAACATTCTTGTCTGTTAGTTCCATTATCCTTGCCAGATCATTTCAGGCATAGGTTGTTGTCCTGGCCTCATTACTACTAATAGTATAGCATATCCTACAAACCAGATGATGTTGAACAACCATGCTTGTCTGTAAAGATACTTACGTATGCCCATAGCACGATTGATCATCTTCTCATCTTCATAAGTCATTGGATCTGAAGTTGCTAGTCTTCTTATGATCTGTTCAATAATCACTGCAATGATTGTTGCTATCACTAATGGATAGAATACAAAGTTTGCGAATGACATTATTGAAATTAAAAAAGCCATTAGTTGAATCCTTTTTGTTTTTTCCAGTCAGCATACATGCTACCAAATATCATACCCTCATGAGATTTAATGTTAGCACCTTCCAACAGTTCCTTCTGTCTTTTGTTGAGTTGAACACCCATTGTAAGATATTCTTTCTCCCAGTTTTGAATCTCTTCAGTTGTCATCTTCATCTTTGACTGGATGGTTGAGTATATAGAACCATACCACACCAAGTATTAGTATGGCAAACATTCTAATTGAACTAGGAGATGTATCTATAGTACCCATCATCTCCCTGGTATGTAACGTTGATACTTCTGAACTTCTGGTAGCACATCATTCTTTACTCTCTCTACGA